CTGCTCGCCTACGAGAAACTGCAAGAAAACTCACCGCCCATTGTTAACGTGCCCATCACCACCAACGATATTGTCGAGGCGTACAAAGCAGGCAAGAAAGACGCCCTGCGCACGAACGTCCCTTCAATGGAATTAGAGCAAGCGTGCTTGGAGTTGTGGAGCCAGAAGCAACCACTGGAGGTTAAGTGAAAACAATAATCCACGTAAACCAGCACGTAGTAAGAAGCAACACCAAGACTGGTGCGAAGGAGCCTGTGCTTACAGTCAAGACATACAAAAGCAACACGTATGCGAACGAGGTTCAGATCAATGGCCCCAGCAAAGTTGTGTACAGCCCAGATAAACCCCTGTCCTGCGGTGCTAGGGTCTGGATTGAAACAGAAGCAGAAGTGCTAACTTCTTAAGGAGATGGGATGACGATACAAGGAAAAAGTCTCGGGCAGTTGTTACAAGAAAAACTTGCTGAGTCAAAACCGACGACGTTAAACGAAGTGATTCAAGAGACGCAGGAAAAAATAAAAGTAGAAGATGGTGTCCGAGTAAGCGGCGTGCCGTACCTCGTGCCAGGGGGGTGTATAAACGCAGACGCAGTAAACAGCCCCGACCACTACAAGATGGGGGGCGTTGAAACCATAGAGTTTATTGAAGCCAAAGCAACCAATGAAGAGCTTATTGGTTATCTAAAGTTTAACGTCATCAAATACTTAAGCCGTGCCAAGTACAAGGGGCACGACTTGCAAGACCTTAAAAAAGCCCAGTGGTATCTCAACCGATTAGTGAGCAAATATGGAGAACAGAATGAAAATAAGTTTTGAGTTTGAGCCGCACGAGCGGGGGGAGATTGAAACTTTTGCCAGGGCGCCAGATTACAAAAATGCACTGCGGGAAATGGATGAGTACCTCAGGCAGAAAATTAAGTACGGCGGTATATCAGAGATTGAGTACGATGTTTATTGTGAAATACGAAACAAACTGAATGAACTTATCGAGGGGTTGAATGTATACGAATAAGAAACGGTGGCGCAAATGCAAGAATTGTGCTGGTCGAATTGAGTTTGCACCCAGGGTTTTAATATGTAGACATTGTTACAGAAAGTTGTACGGAAAATGTTACGTAAAGGAGAAATCAAATGGAACTAAGAGAAGCTCTGAGATTAGCCGGACTGTGGGGTAGCAGTACCGGAGATGGGTGGCGAGAAATACTGTACCACTTGAAAAACTATATTGATCTGCTAGAATCGAGAGAAAAGTTTTACCGAAAGCGGATTGATGATTTAGAGCATTTAAACAATCGGCTTCACGGAGACGTAGCTTTTCTTTCTCAAGGAGCCGTAAATGCCATACGTGAACAAAACGAGACCATACAAAAAAGAATACAGTCAGCAGAAAGCTAGGGACGAACAGCCTAAGCGAAACGCCAGAGAGCGTGCTAGGTATGCGATGGATAAAAAAGGTATAAACAGAAAAGGAAAAGACATAGATCATGTGGTCCCTCTTTCAAAGGGCGGCTCAAACGCCCCCTCAAATCTCAAACTTAAATCCCCAAGTAGCAATCGGTCTTTCTCAAGAAACTCCGACCGCACCGTCAAGCGAAACAAACCCAAAAATGCAAATTCTTGACGATGAATTTTTAATAGTTAGAACACGGTATCCAGAGAAATTAAAATCAGCAATTCAAGGTTGTGAAGTTGCATCAAAAGGGGAAGTGTCAGAAGTATTAATTGATTGGACACTAGAAAACGCTCAGCTACTTAAGAAGCTGCAGATAAAAAATGTCCCTTCCCCGATAGCAAAGAAGTATGACTGGCCTGGGTTGTACAAACCCATGCAACACCAGATGGAGACCGCAGAGTTCTTCACTTTGCACAAGCGGAGCTTTTGCTTTAACGAGCAAGGCACAGGCAAAACCGCTTCTGCAATTTGGGCATCTGATTATCTTATTAAGCAAGGCATCGTCCGGCGTGTCTTAGTGGTCTGCCCTCTCTCTATTATGCAGTCGGCATGGCAAGCAGATTTGTTTAAGTTCGCTGTTCATCGTCACGTAGATGTGGCTTACGGCAACCGACACAAACGCAAGGAAATAATTAACGCTGGCGCCGAGTACGTCATTATTAACTACGACGGCGTAGAGATTGTCGAAGAAGACATCAATGCGAGTGGCTTTGACCTAATCATTATTGATGAGGCTAACGCTTACAAAAACGTCAACACCAATCGCTGGAAGTGCATGAGGCGCTTGATTGACTCAAACCGCTGGCTTTGGATGATGACTGGAACCCCTGCCGCACAGTCCCCCTTGGATGCGTATGGCATTGCTAAACTTTGTGTTCCAGACCGAGCGCCTAAGTTTTTCGGGCGTTACCGAGACATGGTGATGTATAACGTGAGTCGGTTTAAGTGGCTACCAAAAGACACTGCTCAAGACACAGTCTTTGAAATGCTACAACCAGCAATACGTTTTACTAAAGAGCAATGCCTTGACCTTCCCGAAGTAACGCATACCTATCGAGAGGCCCCTCTCACTCCCCAACAAAAGAAGTACTACGAGCAACTCAAAAAGACATTTGCTTTTTCTGCGGATGGGGAACAGATTACTTCAGTCAACGCTGCAGTCAACATCAACAAACTTCTTCAACTCTCAGGCGGCGCAGTTTATACCAACGACAAAGAAGTGGTTGAGTTTGACGTGTCTAACCGGCTGTCTGTTATTAAAGAAGTCATTGACGAGGCATCGCATAAGGTGCTTATTTTTGTGCCTTTTACCCACACAATCAACCTCTTAGCCGACTACCTAACCAAAAACAACATCAGCAATGCCATCATCAACGGTGCAGTTCCGGTCAATAAACGCACCGAAATATTCAAACGCTTTCAAGAAGAAGATCGACCGACTTGCTTAATAATTCAGCCTCAAGCGGCGGCGCATGGTGTGACACTAACTGCCGCTAATGTTGTGATCTGGTATGCACCTGTGACCAGCGTAGAGACGTACCTACAAGCCAACGCCCGAGTGCATCGCAAAGGGCAGGTCAATCCGGTGACGGTCGTGCACATCCAAGGCTCTCCAGTAGAGGACAAGCTCTATAAGATGCTGGAAAATAAATTAGATACCCACACAAAACTTGTGGATTTGTATAAGAACGAAATTATTTCTTGACAGTCTCAAGTTTGTGTAGTATCTTTATAAACCCAGACCTAGAGGAAACAAAATGGAAACGCAGACACTACCCGTAGAAAAGCTGGTGGCGACCTACATAAAAATCCGTGACGCACGTGATGAAGTTAAGCGTGAAATGGAAGAAAAAATTGCCGAACTGCAAGCCGACCTTGATGCTATCAATCAAACACTTTTAGAGCATTTCAAAGAGCAGGGCATTGATAGTGCAAGAACTCCTTTTGGAACTGCATACAGAACAGTCAAGTCTCGGTATTGGACTAACGACTGGGATGCTATGCGCCACTTCATTGCGGAACATGATGCGTTTGAGCTTTTGGAAAAGCGTATTCATCAGACCAACATGAAGCAGTTTCTAGAGGAAAACCCTGACTTACATCCAGCAGGTTTGAATGTAGACAGTGAGTATTCTGTAACAGTCCGTCGTAAATAACCAAGGAGATTTATCAACTATGAGTAACCTTACTCTTTTTCAGCAAGACCTTCCCGACTATCTTAAGGAAGTAGAACTCGACGACATGACCAAAGCCCTTTCCGGGGGTAGCGGCTCTAAAAGAATTTCTTTCCGTGGTGGTGTCTTTCGTCTTATGGTCAACGGCGAAGAGATTGCTAAGAACGAAAACCGTGCGATGAATGTCATTATTGTCAATGGCTCTCGTAAGATTGGACGTACTTATTACGAAGGTGCATACGACTCCAAAAACCCAGCGGCACCCGACTGCTGGTCTGCGGATGGAGAAAAACCCGATGCCTCTATCGAAACTCCTCAACACTCTAGCTGTGCGGAGTGCCCCCAAAACATCAAGGGTTCCGGTCAGGGTGATTCTCGTGCTTGCCGTTTTAAACAGCGTCTTGCTGTTATGCTGGCTGATGATGTAAACGGTGATGTGTATGGCGTTGAGCTTGCGGCTACTTCTATTTTTGGTAATAGCAAAGACATCAACAAGATGCCATTCCAGCAATACGCCAAGTATGTTGGCGCTCAAGGCAAGAACATCAACACCCTCGTTACCGAGATGCGTCTTGATAGCGACAGTGCTACACCGAAGCTGACTTTCAAGCCCGTTAAGTTTTTGAATCGGGAAGAGTGGCAAGTAGCTGTAGCTAAGGGCGATACAACGGAAGCCAAGCAAGCAGTAACCATGTCGTTCACCAAGAGAGAAGCTACCGAGGTACTTTCTGCACCGCAAGTAGAAGAGTCTGAGGAAGCCGAAGCCGCAGTTGAGGTTGAGCCTACTAAGCGCAAAAAAGCGGAACCTGCGCCTAAGAAAGACCTCAATACGATCATGAAAGACTGGATTACGGACGACGAATAATGGATGACCGGGGGTATAGCCTCCGTGTTATGCGTGCCAATGAACAAGCAGACCCTAGTAGCACCGGGGTTCTGCTTGGTCGGATCTGTATTAAAAAAGAAATTCCAGTTGTAGACGTTGCTGATTTCTTTGGTGTTTCACGGATGACCATTTACAGTTGGTTTTCCGGTGTCGGTAAACCTAGAAAAAAGCACGAAGAAAAAATACAGACCATCATAGAAAAACTTGGCGGCGCATAGGGCGGGAATATGGCTGAAATGAAACTACTATCGAAGGTGTTGTCCGACAAAGGCTGGTATTGCATCATGGGCCTGAAGGACAACCACCTACCAAAAACGACATTCGTACAAACAATCGAAGAGGCCGAGAATGAAGTAGAGAATCTGCTCAATGAAAAATACAACGTCTACTTTGGATGCGCCAAGTACAGAGAAAAAGGCAACCGGCTTAAAACAAACGCCGAATATTTCAAAGCTTTCTGGTTAGACATCGACTGCGGTGAGCTTAAGCCGTACAAAACCCAAGCCGATGGAGCCGCCGCCCTAGCTACTTTCTGTGAATCAACCGGCCTTCCAAAACCGACGCTGGTAAACTCAGGCAGGGGTATCCACGCTTACTGGATTCTAGAAGATGAGATAACCAAAGAAGAGTGGAAGCCTGTTGCCGAGACGCTCAAGACCCTGTGCAATACCTACGACCTGCACGCAGACAATGCAGTTACAGCAGACGAGTCCAGGATTCTCAGGGTTCCAGGCACGCTAAACTTTAAGTCGGACCCGCCAACCGAGGTAAACGTACTTAAAGAGTCAAAGCCGGTCAACTTCTTTGAGTTTTGTAGTCATCTCGGCCCCATAAAGCAACTCGGCCCCGACAGAGAGAAGCAACCACTCAACGACTTGACGTTGGCTTTGATGGGCAACCAGGAGCATCGGTTTAGCAACATCATCGTGAAAACCCAAAATGGGAATGGTTGTGCCCAGATTGGACATATCTACCAGAATCAAACCGAAGTGGAAGAGCCGCTGTGGAGAGCAGGGTTATCAATCGCCGCATATTGTGCGGATAAAGATGTAGCTATTCACCGTATCTCAGAAAAGCACCCTGACTACAACGCCGAGCAGACCACGAGCAAAGCTAACGAGATCAAAGGCCCCTACACCTGCGATAAGTTTGACGGCTTGCGCCCTGACGTATGTAGCAAGTGCCCACATAGGGGAAAAATTAAGTCCCCCATCGTCCTTGGGCGTGAAATTCTAGAGGCAAAAGACGAAGACAATCTGGTCGAGATAGCCCAACCGATGGAAGAAAAACCGATTCTGGTTCAGATTCCAACCTATCCACGGCCCTACTTCAGGGGTAAAAACGGCGGGGTTTATTGTGCGCTTGACGAAGACTCCGACGCCATATTGATTTACGAGCATGACCTATATGTGGTCAAGCGCATGGAAGATCCTGTCAAAGGCATTGTGATTCTGTTGAGATTGCACCTGCCGAAAGATGGGATACGTGAATTTACCCTGCCTTTGACTGAAGCCACATCAAAAGAAAAGCTTGCCGCAGTCTTGTCTTACAACGGCGTGATCTCCATGCCCAAGCAGATGGACAAGATTCTTGGATACATCATCACGTTTGTGAAGCAACTTACTTATTCATCAGGGGTAGAAATAATGAGAACTCAGTTTGGTTGGGCCGACAACGACAAAAAATTTATCATTGGCGATAAAGAAATATCGCCTGATGGCACCCGCTACAGCCCCCCATCTACCTACACTGCTGGCATATCCCCAGCGTTTGTGCCAGTCGGTAATTTAGAAGAATGGAAAAAGACCATCAATGTTTATGACATGGTGGGGTTTGAGCCGCACGCCTTTGGGTTTTTCACCGCCTTTGGGTCGCCACTACTGAAGTTTTTAAACCTTAATGGGGCGCTTATAAACCTAATTAGTAACGATTCCGGTACAGGTAAAACCACGGTTCTCAAAGCAATGAACAGCGTTTGGGGGCACCCTGAACAAACCATGCTTATCTGGAAGGACACTGCGAATACCAAAATACACCGTTTTGGCATTATGAATAACCTCCCCGTTGGGTGTGACGAGATCACGAAGATGAACGCAGATGAGCTATCGGATATGAGCTACAGCGTTTCTCAGGGTAGGGGCAGGGCACGAATGAAGTCTCAGGAAAATGCCGAGCGTGTCAACCTAACGAAGTGGGCGATGATCTGTCTGTGTACCTCAAACTCTTCCATCGTCGATAAGCTCAAGGCGTCAAAAGCAACACCTGATGGGGAACTGATGCGGGTTATTGAATACGCCATTAAACCGACCGACAACCTCACCAAGGAAGAAGCCGACTCAATATTCTCTAAAATGTACGACAACTACGGTCATGCAGGGTACGTCTACGCCAAGTGGCTGGTCGGTAATTTAGAAGAAGCCATAGAGATTGTGAAGACAATACAGGCCAAGATTGATGGAAAGTTAAAGCTTACTAACCGAGAGCGGTTCTGGTCGGCGGTTGTTGCATGTAACATAGGTGGAGCATATATAGCCAAAAAGCTTCATCTACACGACATTGACGTTGGCAGAGTAACTAATTGGGTTATTGATATGCTTAGAAAGCTACGTGCGGAAGTTGCACCGCCAGCAGAGGAAAAGGCTGGGTACATCGGGGAGTTTATTAACGACAACATTAATAGCATGGCTGTTGTTAACGGAGAGCTTGATAAGCGAACCAACGTGGAGGCGTTGCCCATAATGGAACCCCGCAGTGGAAAGCTTCACATCCGCATGGAACCCGACACCCGCAAGCTGTTTATTGCTGTGAAACCGTTCAGGGAGTATTGCGCCGCAAATCAGATCAACATAAAAGAGCTTCTGAACGCCCTGGCTATCGACGGAGTTTACTTAGATACAGAGAAAAAGCGGATGTCTAAGGGGACCAAGGTTGCATCTCCTCCCGTCTATGCTTATGTATTCGACTGCTCGGTACCAGACTTTATAGACCCTGCGGATTATGTTGAAGCCGCTCAATCCATGCAGGAAATACTCGGTGAGGATTCACGGAATAAGCTTTAATATTGTGTGGGAAAGGTTTGGTGTGGGAACTTCTTTCTTTATTCCCTGTCTCGATGTAAACGAAGCGAGGCGCAAAGTAAAAGAGGTAGCCAGACGGTTTAGATATGGGGTTAAAACAAAGGTCGTAGTAGAGGAGAATATTAAAGGCTTGCGTGTATGGAGGCTTAAGTAGTATCCTGATCCTGTCGTTTCATACGATTCTCCTCTGGTTATACCTTGGCCCCACCACGTGTGGGGTCTTTTTTTGCCTGAGCTTCTTCGTAGTGATGCTTACGATGGCAGTTGGCGCACAGCACAATGCACTTCCTAATTTCTTCTAGTATTTTTTTATACGCCCCGTTCCTAATTAGCTTGTGGACTTTAACGTTGTCGGGGTCTTTTTTGACATGGTGAAAGTCAAAGGTTGCAGGGTGGTCTTCCCCGCAGTGCTCACAACGCAAACCGCTTTTAAACTTTGCCCAATCCTCGTACCATCTCTTTTTTCGTTCGGCAGACTTATTTATGTAGTAGTCTTTGTTTTTCTCGTAGTGCTTTTTACCGTAGCTTTCATAGGCTCTGGGGCGTTTTCTAATGGGCCTGGGTCGATCTGTAATATCTTTTCGATCATTCTTGCTGGGATTGTCAGCGTCTGGGCGTGGTTGTCGTCCGTCCAAGATTGGCATATACGAACACCTTTTTCGTTTT